GCAGAGGAAAACGATGAGTCTAACGAAGAATGAATTGTTGGGGTTTTGCAATCGACGCTTTGACGTTGTCGACTTAGGCGACGGCGCAAAGGTACGAATCCAAAGCCTGACGCAGGAAGAGATAGCCCGTCACAATTTGATGATGCTTGACAAAAAGGGTCAAGTATCACAAGCGGGCTTGATGGCAGCCGAACGTCTTTACGTAGCAATGGCACTTGTGGACGATCAAGGCAATCGGCTGTTAACCGACGACGAAGCCGGAGAGCTTGCAAAGCTTGATGGCGGCGTTTTCCAAAAGATCGCACAGGCGGCAAGGCGGCTAACCGACAGGGACGCGGTAACCGTTGAGGCGATGCTGGGAAACTAACGATGAGCCCTACGCTAAGACTCGCCGGTCGAGTCTGCTTAGGGCTCGGAATTGATGATCCGGAGGCGTGGTTGGCGAACGTCTCGCAAAGAACGCTAGCGTTTTGGGAGGCTTTTTACATGCTGGAGCCGTGGGGCAGGGAGTGCGAACGCGATGCGGTTCAGTCTGCGCAATTGTCCGCACTTGGGGCAACCATAGCGGCCAGCAACGGCATAAAGCCTAAGCCGCCGTTACGGGTCGCCGACTTCATGCCAGCCAATTGGCACCAGCCGCCATCGCCAACGAACACGAACAGCATCAAGGCCGCCGAGCAAGCTTTCGCGGCTAAATGGGGCAGAAAATGACAACCAGCATAACAGCCCTAAATATCCGCATCGCCGCAGACGCTTCGGAGGTGTATGAGGCGGCTAAACGCATGTCCTCGACGATGCGGAACGTTAATCAAATTATGGACGCTGCTACAACTCCGGTTGAGCGCTACCAGCAATCGCTGGCGAGACTGGAAGCGGCTTACATGAAAAATCGGATCACCACAGAGCAATACATTCGCGGCGTCCAACAGATCGGGAAAGCCTATGATGAATCGGTAGCAAAGCAAAGCAAAGCAACTAGGCAGCAAACCGAATCAAGCAACGCAATGATTTTGTCGCTTAGGCGGCTTGCTGGTGCTTATTTTGGGCTACAGACCGGAAAGCAGATCATCCAAATCGCCGCAGAAGCCGAGGCCGCTTCGGTTCAATTCGAAGTATTAACCGGATCCGCCGAAAGGGCGTCTGTTTTGATTGCAGACATGAAGCGACTTGCCCAAGCTTCGCCGTTATCGCTTCCGGCGGTTCAGCGTGGCGGTCAGTTGCTTTTGTCATTTGGCATGGAGGCCGATAAGGTTACGCAAACGCTCAAGATGCTTGCCGATGTATCGGGTGGCAATCAACAGCGGTTTGAGATTCTTTCGCTTGCGTTTGCGCAGACGACAGCGGCCGGAAGGCTGATGGGTCAAGACTTGTTGCAGATGATCAACGGCGGTTTTAACCCGCTGCTTGAAATATCCAAGACGACTGGCCGGTCAATGCTTGACCTAAAGAAAGACATGGAGGCCGGAGCCATATCGGCCCAAATGGTCGAAGATTCTTTCCGCCGCGCTACGTCGCAAGGCGGATTGTTTTTCGGCATGACCGAAAGAATGAGTAAGACGACATCCGGGGCACTTGCTCAAATGGTCGGCAACGTCACCGAAATGTCAATTGAGATCGGTTCAAGATTAACGCCAACGGTTGTCGAGCTTGCTAATTCAATATCGGAACTGGCGAAAAACATTCGAGATTCTGAATCTGCGCTGAATGGATTAGAGTTTGGGGTTAATCGAACTTATCGAACTTTCGCGTTAGCCGGTGCGATGATCGGCGAGACTTTCGAAAATGCCGAACTTCTTGGCCAGTGGATTGCAGGCACAAAAGACATTGAGTTTAACATTTCAAGAGTTAACGAGCAGTTAGACATCTATTACGGAAAGACGAAGTTAGTAAACGATTTGGACAGCCAAAAATCGGTACTACAGGAAGCAATCGAGAAGACGGAAGCAAGGCGAGCGGCCAGAGCAAAGAAAGCCGCACAGGACGCGATTGATGCTCAGGTGGTATCGATAAGCCTTGAGGCAAGGAAGCTAGACCAAGCACAAAAAGCACTTACTGTTTATTCGTCGCAGGCACAGCAGTTAATTCTACAGCGTGCCGAACTGACGTATTCCGCAGAGGAATATCAGAAGATTGTCGACAGAGCAAACGGCTTAAACGATGCTCAAGTCGAATCGCTTGCCAGCATTCGAAAGGACATTGCCGAACGGCAGAGGCAAAAGCAAGAGCAAGAAGACTTGGCAAGGCTGCAAGGGCAAGCGGCTGATGCTGCCATTCGTCATTTTGAAGAACAGCGGCGAAAACAGATGGAGATGCGATCCGCCGTCGCCAAAGGCCCAAGCGGTTTCGAGGTTGGTAGCAGCGAAGCGATGCGGTTTTTGGCCGAACAATCAAACGCACTGATTGCAGGCATCGCGGCACCGGTCGACATCCCGCCTGGGGATAAGGAAATAATCGCAGAGGCACAAAAGCAAATTGAGATCATGCGGGTGCAGGCTGAGACACAGGCCAAACTGCTTGCCGAAATGAAAGCCAACACAAAAGCCATTGTCGAAAACAAAGTCCAAAAGCTTCCAGGTAGAGGATAATGGCACACACGCTACAAGGAAAAACAATCAGCGGGAGCGTCGAGCTAGCCATAAAAAACGGCGGGCCGGTTTGGCGTCAGTCGCAGAGCTATCGAGTCGAGGCCGATAGCGACGATCCGCCATATAGCGGAATCTTACTAACGTCGGGGCTGCCGATTCCGATGACGACGTTTACCGATGACGGGCTAATGATTTGCCAGTCACTCGGGGCGGATCGCATACCGAAGCATCGGCGATTGTGGGAGGTGACAGCGGAGTTTAGTAGCGAAGTTGAGCAGTCACAGAATACGCAATTTCCCGAAGAGTGGGTGCCGGTTTACGAACTTAAAAAAGAGCGTGTTCAGGAACCGAGCTTTACCGATGCGTCGGGCAACGCGATCGTTAACTCTGCTGGGCAGACGTTTCCGCAAGGCATCATTCTTACGCGATACCTTCCGGTGTGGGAGTTCTTTCAATTTGAACCGGCATCGCTATCGGATGAGCAGATGCTAACGCGGGACGAGGTTGTCAACTCTACGGTTTTTAAAGGCCGTGCGGCGAAGACTTTGCTTTGTACGATAACGTCTTCGGTGATCGGGTTTTATTACGGCAGGCTCCGCAGGCTGACGCAGTATCGGATCATCTACAACGTTCGCAACTGGACAGACAAGCGACTCGATACAGGGACCGTTTACTTAGACGCTGGAGCCCTAAAGGCTTACACGGACGCCGATGGCAACGTGATCGAAGGGGCGCTCAACGGAAGCGGTGCAAAACAGGCCGCGGGGACCGCTCCAGCGATTCGAACATTTGACAAATTCCCGACGATCGATTTCAACACGTTTCTGAGGTAAGTATGGCCGATCTATCAAGGACCGCAGCAAACGTTAAGCCGATGAGCGCTGGCCCCGTATCAATGGGCAAAAGCGGCGAAGCGTTGGCGCAGGCCGATCCGGCATATTTCGACACGTCGGGCAAGCTCAAGAAATGCCAATCCGACGGCACGGCAGCCGAAGCCAATTGCCGAGCGATGATCCTTACGCCAACAACGGCGGCGGATCAAGACGTGGTTTACATGCTTGCGGGCGGCGACATCGACGTCGGGGCTACGCTGGCCGTTGGTGAAACGTATATTGTTTCGCGCACCGCTGGAGCAATCGCACCGATCGGCGATCTTTTATCGAGTGACTATTCGACAGTCCTAGGGACAGCAACAGCGACAAACAAGCTTGCGTTTAGGCCGATCGTTAGCGGAGTTGAGAAGCCCTAATGGCAAAGGATCAACGGACTTACGGATTCAGCCTTACCGACGCCGAAAGCTTGGCGGAGCTTATCGGCGGCCGGGCTATGATCATCGAGGGACGGCGAACAATCGGTGGTGGTGGTGGTGGTGGCGAACACGGAGTCATCATTAAGACACCAGCCGGCGGCATCGCGGCACGATCAGGCACAACAGTTTCTTCCGCATCTTGCGACGTGTTTTCAATTGTCGGCACGACGTTGACGGACACGGGCAATAACATCGACGTTTTTAACATCTCGATTAGTTCGGTTGGCGGCAGCAAGTATGGCCTAGCGAAAAAAGAATACGCAACCGGCAAATGGGTTATCGACTTTGAGGATTGCTCTTAATGCCGATCAACGCGAAGAACAAGCCGGGTTGCCCGTGTTGTCAATGCGAATGCGACAACGGCACGCTCTATCCAAAGTTTACGCGAATCAAAGTTGTGATAAGCGGGCTCCAGGCTGCTTACGATTGGCTGATTGAAGTCGACGTGGGAACACCTGGAGTCATCGGCAGAATCAGAGGGTCCGTAACCGGCGCGGACGATCTAAACGGAAGCTATTTTTTCGACATTGATCACACCGAAGAGAATTGCATTTACGACGATCCCGAAAACCCGACACAGTCGCCAGTCAATCAAGAATTTGAAATCTACAACGATTGGGAAATCGAAGAAACTTACCTTACCGATTGCAGCAACCCCAACGCAAGCACCACAACTGGCAGCGAAATAATGACGGTGCTAATCGGTGTAGGCAAACTCCAGGCAAGTTATTTTTTGGCGAGCATAGCATCTTCCAATAGCTTTGGCGGCTTGATTGCTGGCTGCCAAGCGGTAGCGTGCGAAAACGATTTCGACCCAACGCAGAATGGTTCATTCAGCCCAATACCGACAAACAATTTACCTAACGGACCAGCGACATCTTCGCAGTATTGCAGCAACGGAAAAATTTGGCTGGCACCCGTAAAGATTGCGGGTGTCGAAAGTGGCGATCCGTTCGCTTGCGGCAACTATGATTTCGAGGGGGCTTCATACATTGAGGCCGGAACAATCAGCGTAGAGCTTTTGGCATGATTAGTTGCAACGAATGCGGCCGCGAATATCCGCCGGTTGCGGTTTGGCCGATCCATTGCTGCTGCACTAACCGAATCCGCGAAGACGGAACGCAACTAGGCAAACGGACGCTAAAGAACCCGCGACCGAAAGACGAAAAAGCGGTGCCTGTTGGCGACAAACGAGCCGCGGCGAAGTATCCTTGCGTTAATCGCGGAGAAGTGGTCCGCATGTCCGATTGCGGTTGCGATGGGAATAGACGGGTCTATGCTTGCGGCATCGGCGGCGAATGCATGATTCGCCAGTTACCACGATCGACGTTCACCGGCCGATTCTGCGAGACGTGCAGCGACCGCGACGACGGCTAACCATTTCGCGAGCGTCCGCAAATAGGTGAACAGGCGATCCGAAACTATTTCCCGAAAAATTGTCCGATGGGGCTATTTTTGTATCGACAATCGGGCGGGGTGTCGATTATGATTTGGGAGTCACAACGACAAACCCCAAACAGCGGAACGCAAAAATGGTCAAGCAACACGAAGAAACGATTGAAAGCCACGCAAAAAGCAACGCGTTGATGGCGGTTGATCAGGCCGAAGACTACGGCGGGCTTGAAGAAGCTTTTCACGCGTTTCGACAAAATACGGTAGATTCATGCCTTGAAGACGGGTACAGCGGTGACGAAGCAATGGACGCTTCTGGTCATTTTTGTGCAATGTTCAAAAAAATCACCGGCGTCGAGTTTTGATAACTATGCGATTCACATTCACAACCCGCCAAACGCCGCATGGCTGCACCGTTGAGTTTGCGACGCCCAAGCGGCGGCAAGTTGTGCGGTTTCGCGACGGTATCGTATTGAGCCGCACGTCGGCACAAAATTGGATTGTGGCACAGGTGAAAAGCTTGGTCGAATTTGCGGCCGATGCGGATTTGCCGACACCAGAGATCGTAATTGACGGACAGCGTTATTCACAACCCCCCCCGCCCCTGCCGGGATAGGCTCCGGCACAACCCCCACAGAGGACAACATGCAAAGACGATTGACAGATGACGAGACTGTAAGGATTGCTAAGGCTTACGATGCGTTGGTTGGCTTTCCGCTGGGGCTTGACAGGCCAGCAACGCACGATTGCCGAATGCTTTTGCAAGACATGCTTACGCACAAAACCACAGACGGCCTGCCATACGTCGAGCCGCCGCTAACGGACAAGGATGCAAGGCAGCGGCCGTGGGTGATGGTGCGGGATGGCTATGCTGACGGGTGGTACGGACCAGCAAGGCTAGCAATAGTAAACGGCGGGCTGTTTCACATAATCGGAATGCCGTCAAACCTTGTTACGCGATGGCGATTTGCCCGCCGCGCCACCTCCGAAGAGATCGCCGCGGCAGGGCTGGAGGTGACGAAATGAGCGAACGCGGTAAGATCGTCAAAGATTTGGAAATAATGTTGCAGACGCGGCGGGTTCTTTATCAATGCAGTTGGGGATCGCGATACGATCCTACGCGGATTGACATTGAGATTGAGAGGCTACGCGCAAAACTGCTTGCGTTTGACAAAGCGGCAAAGGCAAAGGCAGAGGCAGCCACCCCCGACGCTTGATTTCCCGCGGCGAATCTGGAGCATTAAATGGAAGAAATAGCAAAGAAAAAACCAATAAACCGCCAAGCTTCGATGGTGACATCAAAAGGAGTTAGCTACGAGCTTCCGCGTGGTTTTTTTAAAGTTCAATCGGACAACCCAATACCAATCAGGGTTCCGCCAAATAAGAACTTTGAGGATTTGACTGGGCATAAGTTTGGCGATTTAACGGTTATAGGATTGGCCCGCGATTGCTTAAAGCGATATGTTTGCAGGTGCTGTTGTGGGGTGTATGTGCTTAGAACTGCAAAGGCGGTAAAAAATCCCAAAAACATAGAGGACAAGTGCGAGCGATGCGCACACTATGACTACCAAAGAAAAAAAGGGCGGTTTAATAAAGATTGATTTGCCGAGGCGAATCTGGTAGCATACTTTTCCCTTTGCAATGGGATCCCGAAGCCCGGCAGGCGTTGTAAACCTGTCGGGCTTTTTTTGTTGCCACCCTTGACAGGTGGCGACTCTCTCGACAATCCGGCTATAATGGATTCACCGGCATGTAGGCCGGTCTCATCTACAACACCGGAGGCAAAATGCGAAAGGCCGATATAGTCAGGGCCGCTCTAGCAGAGGCACCAGACCGACCGACACGCGAGATCGCGAAATATCTTGTCGCACGATACCCTGCACTCTTCACGGCATTTGAATCGACCCGCGATTTAATCCGTTATCATCGCGGTGAAACGTACAAAGACAAAAAACGAGCCGACGAAAACACTGTCATTCCTCGGGCACCCAAAGCCAATCGAAAGACACGACCGACAGTCGCGATCCGCAAGCCAGGGCGTTATCTGATTTTGAGCGACGCCCATTTTCCTTATCACGACCCACAAGCGATTGACGAAGCAATTCGGCACGGCATCGAGTCGAGATGCGATCACCTCATCCTCAACGGCGACATGCTGGACGCTTACCAGCAGAGCAAGTGGGTACGCGATCCGAACGCCCGCAGCATCGATGACGAGATCAAGACGCTAGCCGGCTGGTTGAAAGACATTCGGCCGCACTTCTCGGGCGACTGTTATTACAAAATTGGCAACCACGAAGACAGGATCGAAAGCTATCTATTTGAAAACGCCCCGCAGATGATCGGCATGAGTAAGTGGGATCTTTGCAAAGTCTTGGCCGATCAGTTGGGGCTGGATTCGTCTTGGCAGATGATCGCCAGCAAGCAACTCTACACGCTCGGCACGCTCAACTGCTACCACGGCCACGAGCTACCGAAAGGGCTTGTCGCGGCCGTCAACCCGGCCCGTGGCTTGTGGTTGCGGACGCGACAAACATCGATGGCGGGGCACTTTCACCAAGCTTCGACGCACATCGAAACCAGCGGCGACAAGCGTAAAACGTGGGTGTGTTTTTCGACCGGTTGCCTTTGCGATATGGCACCGGCTTATGCGTTGGTCAATCAGTGGAGCCAGGGCTTCGCTATTTTAGACCTTGACAGCAGAGGCCATTGGAAAGAACAGAACATCCGCATCCATGAGGGCAAAATATGGTAAAGCGACGCAAGCCGCTGCCGATCGATTGCACCTTGGGCGGCAGGGAATGGCGGATTGAATTTGTGACGCGGCGGAAGCTGCCGAACGCTCTAGGAATCTGCTATTGGGATCGGCGGCTAATCCTTGTGCGATACGATCAGTCAGCAAAGCAAGTACTTGATACGTTGTTGCATGAATGCCAGCACGCATTGTCGGAGATCCATTTTGCCGCCGAAGCGTGGATCGATCAGACATCGACCGAGCTTGCCGACGTGCTGGATCGGCTTGGCGTTAGGTGGCCGGACAACTAAAGGACAATGATGAATTTTTCAGCAAGGTTTGTGTTTTACTCAATTGCATGGCTTTTGATCACGTGCGGAATTGTTGTTTTTTCAATTGCTAAATCGATTGCAAGTGACGATCCGTCTGCCGGTGCGTGGATTGGATTCCTGCCGCTTATCTTTCCGATTTTCT